CACTCCAAGTGATTTAGGTGATTTTTACGGATAAAACATGGCAGAGAATATACAACGCAGTCGAGGCCGTGCCCAGAACTACAAATTTGATCGTGGCGGCATGCCGGCCGAAATGGGTCCATTTATTGGCATTGTGGTCAACAATGTTGACACAACTCGCAGCGGTCGATTACAAGTTTATATTGAACAATTTGGAGCCACAACCAAAGATGGTAAACCAAATCTCACCGATGACAATCTGTGGCGCACAGTAAGTTATTGTCCTCCTTTTTACGGCGCAACACCACAATCTGGAACCAGTGCCGGCGCAGGCACATATCCAGGAAATCGCAACAGCTATGGCATGTGGTTTACTCCGCCTGATATTGGAGTTAAAGTTTTATGTTTTTTTGTAGGCGGTGATCCAGGTGCTGGCTACTATGTAGGGTGCATACCAGAAAATGGAATCAACCACATGATTCCGGCCATTGGCAGCAGTGCAAACTATGTTCTTGGAAACAACAAACAAGCAAACTTTTTTGCCAATACACCGTTATTGCCTGTAACAGAAATCAATCAACTGAACAAGGGCATTAATGAAAATCCTAAATTTTATAATCAACCTAAACCAGTACAAAGTGTAGTTGCAGGCATATTACTTCAACAAGGATTAAGTAGAGATCCCATACGCGGACCTATACGCAGTAACAGTCAGCGAGAAAGCCCAAGCACAGTATACGGCATTAGTACTCCGGGAAAACCAATCTATGCTGGAGGCCTTGATCCTAAAACCATAACTAAAAAACTAGAACAAGGCGCAATCAAGCCACAAGATATAGTAGTAACTGGTCGTCAAGGCGGACATACTTTGGTCATGGACGATGGTGATTTGGCAGGCACAGATACCTTGATTCGCATACGCACGGCCAAAGGTCATCAGATAACAATGAGTGACGACGGCAACTGTTTTTATATCTGTCATGCCAACGGTCAGAGCTGGGTTGAACTAGGACAAAATGGCACAATAGATTTGTTCAGCACTAACTCGGTAAATGTGCTAACACAAGGAACTATAAACTTGCATGCCGATAAAGATATCAATATGTATGCTGGTGGCAGTATCAAACTAAAAGCCGAGAATAAACTCAAGCTAGAAGGCACCGCTGGATTATCTATGTATTCTGACCAAGCCTTGACATTGTACGGTAAAACCAAAGTCAGCGTACGAAGTGATGGCATATTGGCGTTGCAAGGAAAATCCAGCAGTTGGAATGGTGGAGGCAGCCTAAACTTCAAAGCTTCGGTAATCAACCTAAATGGCGCAGCCACGCAACCAGCCAGCACTGTGTCCAGTATGTCTGGTTATAGATTGCCCGACACTAAATTTATATCAGGACAAGGGTGGATTAGTCAACCTGGTACACTTGAAACTATTGTTACACGGGCGCCTACGCATGAGCCCTTCCCTGGTCACAACAGCGGAGTTAACACAACTACAAATTTAAATGACCAGTCTACAACCACTGTCGCAACTGATACCGCTGGAGTTTCTGCACCTACTATACAAACTCAAGCCAATGACGCATATGCAATAACCAATACCGCGGCAGTGCAAAATCCTATTTCAGCAAGTGACTATGTGGCTGAACCACCCGCAATTATTACAGTACCAATAACAAAAACTTAACAATCATGACCACACTCACTCAAGGACAAGTTACGGCACTAACTGCTCAAGCGGCCAAGGCAGCCACATACCCTTCACTTGACAATGCTGGTGAATTATTGCCAGACTGGTATGTCAATGACAACGGTGTTGTAGTTTACGCCGGGGCTGAAGTGGCCACTAGAGGAGTAGGCATATACGGCCAAACTCCGGCTAATTTAGTATTGGTTGGATTGTTAAAATCTGCTGCACTGAGTCTAATAGTAAATCCCAGCATGACTCTTACAGTGTTGAATACCCCCGCAGCCTGGACCGGTGTGTACAATATTAATAGCCTGGCAGATTATTTAAATTCCCCTAGTGTACAAAACCAAGCTCAGTTGGCCTTATACGAAGGAGCTTATCAAGGCCTACTTGATGCCACGGTTCTTACTGGTTCCGAGTCAGCAAGATACATTGCCACTTTCCTACAACCTGCAGTTAGATACGGAGTTGACGATGTAGTTTCTTGGTTACAAGGATCATTGGACACGACGCTTGCATCGGCTGTGTTAATTGCTGCCCGCCAAGGCCAATATGCCATTGATTTTGTTAATACCTATGGCGTTGCGCTTAATGTAGCACCGGACCCAGGAGAAAATAACAACACTGTGATCAGAGATGAAATTGACCAAGCAGTAACAGACATCATTGGTGATCCTAAAATACCTGATATTGAATATGCCAACGTTGAAGCTATTGTTGCTGAGGCAATAGCTACTGCGGCTGCCACTGCTAATATTGGTAATATTCTTATATCTATTCCAGCGGCCACCAATGATGACGGAACTTTCCGTTTTGCCCCTGGATCTTCTCAAGGTTAAATACTAGACTATGCCAACATTCATCGGATTTAACACACAAGATCAATACAAAAAGTTTACATTGTTAGATGCAGACTTGGTCAAACGCGACTTATTAAACGGCCTAAACATACGCCAAGGACAACTACCAGGGCGTCCACAATATGGTACGGCACTGTGGGATAATCTATTTGAAAGTCAAACAAATGAATTAGTCACATCCATACAAAAAGAAATACAGCGAGTTGCTGGGTACGACCCACGCATACAAATAGCGGATGTAGAGGTTTTCCCACAAGAAAATGGAATATTAATTCAAATACAGTTATACATAGTTCCTAGTACCGATGCGCAACAGTTGAGCATATTTTTTGATCAGCAACAGCGTCGAGCCAGTTATGTTTAACTGAGCCGTTTTTAGAATCCATAAATACAAGAACACAGGATCGTTATGGCTACAACTACAAGACAAACAGTAATTTTTGGCGTTGAAGATTGGAAAAGAATCTATCAAACTTACCAAGAGGCTGACTTTCAAAGTTACGATTTTGAAACTTTACGCAAGAGTTTTGTAGATTATTTGCGCTTGTATTATCCAGAAACTTTCAATGACTATATTGAAAGTTCAGAATTTATTGCCCTGTTAGATGTTATGGCTTTCATGGGGCAAAGTCTAGCATTCCGCACAGATTTAAATACCAGAGAAAACTACATTGATTCAGCCGAGCGTCGAGACAGTGTGGTACGCTTGGCCAATTTGGTCAGTTATACTCCTAAACGCAACATTGCTGCATCAGGATATCTCAAAGTATTTTCAGTTCAAACCACAGAAAATGTAACAGATATCAACGGTATTGATCTGGCCAATGTCACAGTTAACTGGGCCGATCCTACAAACTTTAGCTGGCAAGAACAATTTACAGCAATTATAAACGCGGCCTTGATTGATAGTCAACGTATCGGTGTACCTGGCGCCAAGGCCACAATACTTGGAGTAGATACACAAGAATACAGCATTAATTTAGTGCCAGGCTATTTGCCAGTGGTTCCATATACAGCCACAGTAGACGGTATCAGCATGCCATTTGAAGCAGTTACTTCTAGTATAGTAGGGCAAAGTTATGTGTATGAACCCAGTCCTAGACCCAATGGCGTGTTTAATGTATTGTTCCGTAATGATCAACTGGGATTTTCCAGCGCAAATACCGGATACTTTTTCTTTTTCAAACAAGGGGTATTGCAAAACCAAGACTTTAATCTAGCAGATCGCGTGAGCAATCGTACTGTGGACATCAACATTGAAGGCGTCAACAACGACGATCGTTGGTTGTATCAATTGGACAATGTTGGCAGTATTTCAAAAGAGTGGGAGTATGTGCCCAGTGTGTATGGTGCCGCCGCAGAACAAACTGCTCCTGGCAGCAGACCTCTTTTTAGCACAACCAGCAGAACCAATGATCAGATTACTTTGAACTTTGGTGATGGAGTGTTTAGCGAAATCCCTGTAGGAACTTTCCGTTGCTATGTTCGCGCATCAAATGGGTTACAATACATTATCAACCCACAAGAAATGCAGAGTGTTTCAATTCCTATTAGCTATGTGAGTCGTACTGGACAACTGGAAACCATAACATTTAGTTGTGGCATTACTACTCCAGTATCAAATGCACAACCACGCGAAACTATCAACCAGATCAAAGCAAATGCTCCAGCTAGATTCTATACGCAAAATCGCATGGTCAACGGCGAAGACTATAATAATTTTCCATACACAGCTTACAACTCAATTTTAAAAAGCAAAGCACTAAATCGTGCCAGTATTGGAACCAGTCGCTATCTTGAATTGGTAGACAACACTGGAAAATATTCCAGTACCAACACATTCAGCAGTGATGGCGCCTTGTATCAGAATTACAGTTTGCCGTCTTTTCAGTTTACCACTCAGACTACCAACGAAACCAACAGTGTTATTACCAATCAGGTACAGCCGTTGTTGGGCGAAAGTCAAGCACAGCAATTTTACTATGCAAAATTTCCACGTGCTATTCTAACTGCTCAGACTATAACTTGGAGTCTCAGCACTACTCAAGCTGGATCCAGTACAGGTTATTTTGCAAATAGTTTGGGTAATCCTGTGCCAATCAACGGCACTTCCAGCAGCAATGCCCGATACATTGTTGTGGGCAGTTTGGTAAAGTTTGTAGCACCCACTGGCTATTATTTTGATGCCAACAATCGTTTACAAGTTGGTTCACCAACCCGTGCTGATGAAAAACTCACTATTTGGGCATCACCAACAGAAATTTACCTTGATGGAACCAATCAAGGCCTGGGCAATTTCCCCAGCGGGCTAGGCCCAGTTGTTTTAAACAGCTATATTCCTACTGGTGCTATAGCGGTACAAGTGATACCTATTTTTGTTACAGAATTATCAACTAGTTTGCAAAACAACATGGCCGAGCAGGTCAGACTCAAACGAAATTTTGGCATAGGGTACGACAGTCTAGGAACAATTACCGGCACGTCCGGAACTTGGTATTTGATAACGTCTACAAATTTAAATGTTGATGCAACCTGGAGTCAGGCCTATGCTGGCAATACATCTGGTGCCGGGCTGGATGCTTCTTGGTTTGTTGAATTTGTATTCAACAATAATTTTTACACAGTCAGCTATCGAGCACTTGATTATTATTTTGGTAGCGTAGTGCAAACTAGATTTTTCTTCACTACCGATCAATTAATATATGATAGCAGGACTGGAACTACCATTTCAGATTTTATTAACGTATTAAAAACCAACAGTCAACCTAATTCAGCACTGCCATTGGGCAACGACATTGTGACTAAAATAGTAGGGCAACCTATACAAACTGATGGACTTGTAGACGACTATCAAATTTTAGTTTCATTCTCTGACAAAAACAACGATGGTGTACCATCTAATCCTGACTTCTTCCAGGAAATTGTCGGAACAATTCCAAACCCACCCACTGCTAATAGTCCTTGGGTATTCTTACAGCAAATTGTAGACTTTGATAATCTACAACGGTATGTACTAATTGATTCGGGCATAGTCAACAGTTTGTATGCTACAGAAACTGACATTTTATTAGTCATGGAAGAATATGTGGCAGGACAGGTATTTTACGCTTACCAACAAGATACATTTTATGTATTACTCATTGACGTAGCAACCGGAGTTCGGAGTTTGCAGGTAACCGCTGATTATATGGCACAGAATGGACGTCAAAATCTATTCTTTCAATACAGACACAACAGTCCATTGAGTAATCGTATTGACCCAGGCACAACCAATATTATTGATGTGTACGTGGTTACTAATGAATACTATATTGCTTATCAAAATTACATACAAGATACCACCGGAACTGTGGCAGAACCCATAGCACCTACCATTGATCAGTTGACCACTGCCTACGGTGGTCTACAAGAATATAAAATGCTTTCTGACACATTGATTTTAAACAGTGTAGAATTCCAACCTTTGTTTGGTTCAAAAGCACTGTCTGAATTGCAAGCCACAATTAAAGTTATTCCAACTGCCAACAATGTGGCCAGCAACAGTGAAATTAAAAATCTTGTAGTACAATATCTGAATCAATATTTTAGTTTGGATTTATGGAACTTTGGAGACACATTTTATTTTTCTGAACTATCGGGTTACCTGCACGACAAGTTGGCGGGCATAGTCAGCAGTGTGGTACTGGTTCCTCTTAACCAAAACAAATATTTTGGAAATTTGTATGAAATACGTTGCGCACCCAATCAAATATTTGTCAATGGTGCCACAGTGGCCAATATTGAAGTTATCAGCGCATTGACCAGCACTAACCTACGTACTGCCCCTGGCAGCGGAGTAATTTAATGGCCCGTACAAGATCGGTAGATTTTTTACCAGAAATTTTTCAAACTTCTACCAATAAACAAGTTCTATCGGCCACACTGGATCAATTGATTCAAGAGCCACAACTTAAACGAATACAAGGATTTGTAGGACGTCGAGTTGGCCCAGGTGTTAATCCCAATGATCAGTATGTGGCTGAACAAACCGCAACACGAGCCAACTATCAACTTGAGCCTGGAGTAGTAAAAGTTGACGCCATGGACAGTCACAAGGTTGTTGACGCCATAACCTACCCAGGTATCACTGATGCATTAGCGTTGCAAGGTGGCATTATTACCAATGCCGATCGTCTCTATACCAGTGAATACTATGCTTGGGACCCGTTTATTGACTTTGACAAATATGTAAACTACGCTCAGTACTACTGGTTACCCGGCGGCCCTGATGCGGTAGATGTGTTTAGTGGCTCAGTGCCAACTACTGACAACTTTTCGGTTACTAGAGCCAATGGTGTTTATACATTTTCTGGTGTTTCTGGTACAAATCCTACATTAACTCTGGTACGAGGTGGAAGTTATACATTCCAGGTAGCACAAAATACTACCAACACTGTTGATTTCCGTGTGTCAAATCAAGGTACCAGTGCGTGGGTAATCGACTATGTAAACAATCCTACATTGACGTTGGTGCGTGGCAATACCTATACATTTACTATGGTACCTACTGCACCATTGCCGTTTTATATCAAAACGCAACAAACTCTGGGTATTAATAATCTTTAT